TTCCTTGGTAACGTGTGACATCGGTATCCTTATCCAGATAAGACATCCACAGTCTTCCACCTTTAGGAGATACCCATTGAGATTTACGATCTGACCATTTGATTCCTGTTACGTCACATGGGTATAACTCCTGTGACTTCTGTATAAGTTCCCTTAGTTCTTCAGTTGTGTGTCGTACAAGGAGTCCAGAGAAGTTAGGATCATTTAAGCCGTGTAGTGGATCTGCAAGCATAGCGTATGACTTACCACCACCAGCAGCCCCTCCGTACAGAACTTCTCTTTCAGAAGAGCTTAAGAAAGTTGTTTGTGGACCCTCATTAGGTTTGAATACAACCTTCTGTGCTTCTTCTACGTCATACTCAGGTGCTACTACCTGCGCTGGGATCTGGGGGGTTTCGATCTCCGCTGGCTTCTGAGTAGGCTCCGACTCCTTGCTTTTCGAGCTTCTCGATTTGCGAGAGCGTTTCTTCGAGCCACTTGGCAAGCTTACGCTTAATTGCAGATGCTTTTCTACGTTTTTGCTCAACTTCTATTCTCTTCTTTAGACCCATATGTGAGATGTATCGGTCAGTTTCTTTACTCAACCACTGCGCTACTGCTCTGTAACTATACTGCTTGAGGTGTTGTTTTGCAAGCTCTAACGCTTCTAGCTCATGTTCTACAGGAACAAGTAGCCTATCGTTTTCTGGATGCACTTCATAACCAAATGGAACTTTTACAGTTGTCCTAGCTATGACATGCCATTCTTTGTTGTGTCCTTTGGGAGGCAGAGGTAACTGCCAGAATCCCAATTCTCTTTGAGGTATTATTCGTTTGGACCTTCTTTTGGTGGTAAATAGAAAATGCCACCTCCACTGGTGACATCTACCTTATCAACTTTACCAAGACCTGCTCTGTCAAGCACATCTTTAGCGGCTATCATTTTTTCTTTGATACCCAACTGAGTGGGATCTTGCAAAGCTCCCATAAGCGCATAAGCAGCTTTCGGGGCAGTCCGAGCAAAGTAAGTCCTAGTTTTTTCAGCGATTTCATCTTTCAAAGCCTCCACTATTGCTGTTGTGCTGGAGTTGTCCCCATAGCCAGCTAACTTCTTAGCAGCTACAACGTCACCTCCAGCATCATCAAATAATACATCCAAGAACCTTTGTTGTCTTTCAGTTAATGTCCTTGCCATAAATTGCATTCCTTATTTCTGATCTACCTATTCCTAGATCATTTAGTTCTCTATCAGACAGCATGTGTAGCATTCTAAAGTCTGCACGTTTTTGTTGTCTGATTACGTGGTTAGCCCACATTCTTTTTAAAATGTTTTTCATGTACGTTCTCCTTGTTTGTACAAGGGTAGTTATACACAAATGTTAGCGCTATAGTACTGCTAAGTTGGAATAGCCGTTATGCTATCTAGTCAAGTTAAAGAACTCTTTAGCTGAAACTAAAACTTGACATCCACCACTAGCAGCATCATGGCAAACTAGCTTATCACCAGCATGTAAATGTAATACATCTCCATCTATTACTTTGTACACATCATTAGCTGTTATTGTTTTAGTATTTATTACATTACTATAACCTTGGCTACTTGCATGATACCATTGGATAGTCATAGTTTTATTAGTACTAGCGCCATTAATTACTTGTAAAAGATCTATTTCAGCATCAAATGCAGGAGGAACTGTATACAATACATCACCACTAGCACCGCCAGAAGTAGCAGACACTGTTAGTCCTTTTGTTATATTATTGTATTCTCGTGACATTTACTTGATGCCTTTTTTGTTTCTGACTGCTTTTGGTAGCTTCTTCAAACCTTTTTGAATAGTATAGCCGTTATGCTATCTAGTCAAGTTAAAAAACTCTTTACCTGACAATACAACCTCACAACCACCACTAGCAGGATCGTGGCACACTATTTTATCACCAGCATGTAAATACATTATGGTAGAAACTACATCATAGGTATCATTACCTGCTATACTTTTATCATTTAATATTGTGTGATAAGTGTTAGTGTCTGCGTGATACCATTGTATAGTAATTTTTTTAGTAGAGTTTGCACCGTTTGTTACATGTAAAAAGTCTATTTCTGTATCAAACTTATAAGGAGCAGTATACAGCACATCACCACTAGTACCGCCAGAAGTAGCTGCAACAGTTATAGCTTTAGTTACTGTGCTGTAATCTCTAGATACCATTTACTTTTTCATCTTTTTCATTGGTCTAGCTGGAGGATTAGATGCACCACAAGCTACACCACCATGTGCCATGTTGTTAGTCTTCTTAGCCATGCCACCATAGCTATAACCCATTTTCTTTGCTACTTCTGGTGCAGCTTTCTTTAATGCTTTCATACCTTTATTCATAATACCACCTTTATTCATGTTATGATAACCAGTACCCCCACAATGAGCGCACCCTTTGCCTTTACACTTTGGACACTTCTTTTTCAAGTCCTCTTCCTCCCTGACGCTGTTACAGACCATTTAACCTTTGCTGGCCCAGTTTTCTTTCTTGCTTCTGATTTACTTATTCTACTAG